GTAGAGCCACCAACGGGCATCTTTAAATCTACGGCTGTTCTACTAACTACTTCCGAATATTGTGGAACCATTAAGATATCATCAAAGCAAATGTCATTATTTGCTAAATATTCTTTCATAAACTTAGATCCATTTTCTACTAAATTAAATTAAAATTCATAAGATATTCTTTAATATCTTCCGTCATCTCAGGCTTAGATTTTATCATCTTTTCATCATCCTTGTCAACTTTTGGACGAGACTGATAAGTATGAATTTCTACTTCCTGAATTTTTTCTCTTCTTGTGTGACTAATTGCATTATATACAGAGCCACACATAGCATCTGCAAGGTCCTTAGACTTCTTTCTTGGGTGGTCTACTCTATTATTATTCATAATTCTAAGTTCCTGCATCTCCTCAAGTAATAAATCTATTTGAGGTAAAACTATTCTTTCTTCATAAACAAGCATAGAAAGATCTTCATAATGTTTTTTAGCTACTGAAAGAGTTTCTGTTTTAATTCCAACACTACTTAAATCTCTTTGAATATCAAAAGAGTTCCAACGGTCAAAGGTTACTAGTCCTAGATTGAAACCAAGCCTTCTTAAGTTAATAATCCAATTCTTTACTTCTGATAAATCTACTGGACCTTCTTTTTTAGGTTCCCAGTACACGATTGCATCAACTACAACAAACGGAACAATCTGCTGATAATCATTAAATGATTGCAGACTTACCCACTTATCAATGTGGGCAATTGATACCGCACACTTATCGTGCTTCTGTGCAAGGTCAGCGTGAACGTAATAGGTTGTGTCTGGGTCTGGTTGAAAAGACTGTTCGATTCTTTTAGAAACATCAATAGGGTTGTGCTTTTTAAATGCCATTCCAAGTTTTTCTCTATTTTTAAAGAAAGCGTCAGAGGAGGTAGTTGGCATACAGGCAAAACGCATTAGTGCATCTGGCATATCTGTAAAGAAAGCTAATTTAAAATCTTCAATTTTTCTTGTAGGATTAATCTCCCAAGTTGGTCTTTTAAGTGCAAAGACTCCAGGAAGCTTATATGAGTTGATGTGGTCTTCATCCCACTCTACAGTAAATTTATTTTGTGGGTCATCTTCTGACAGTGCTGGATTTAAAATAAACTCATGCGATCTTACGATGGTTTCTTTTTCTGCAATAACATCTTCGTACCTTGTTGAAATAAAGTCACCTTTAAAACGAGGGAATGAAAGAAGAACTACCTTTCCAAAGTCTGGAAAGCGAGAGTCAACAGATCCACGGAATGCTTTATAAATATTGTCAGCAGTCTTAGCGTGATCGTTTCCACTTGCAGACTCCATTGCAAAGCCAGAGATCTCATCAAGAATTGCCAGCATTAAGTTCAAGCCTTCAGCAGATTCTCTTTCAGAGTGACCAGAGTACACAGTAATTGCTTTATCAAATTCAATGCTATCAATCTTTGGTGGAGAAAACTTTCCTGCAAACCACGGAGATCCTTCTATCTTACTTCTAAATCCTTTGAAGAAAACATTCTTAGCCTGTTGAGCATTGATAGCAACGTTCATAATATCAATAGCATCATTAGATGGCTTACCAAAATATCTTGAAGGATCTTTTAAACATAACAATTTATAAACTAAGTAAGAACATCCAACTGTAGAGGTATAGTCTTTTCCACTACCCTTTCCAAGCTGCATAATGATTTCACTTTTAGTATATTTTTTATAATGTTCTTTACCAGCTTCTTCACCCATATATCTAATGATGTCTTTTTCTTGATAGATTTGGCTCATGCATTCTACAAGAGTATATTGATACTCTGACAAGTCTGGCTGGTTTAAATATTTTTCACCTGTAACAAATGTTACAACGTCAACTGGGGTTTCTGAAAATGGTGACTCATCAAGAGCCTCCATAAAGTCACTAATATCAATTGTCAATTAAAACTACCCCACCCTCATTAACTTGAGAAAGTTTTGTCAAAACTTTTGGTCTACAAGATTCACAGGATGAAGTTACTTCTTTAAGAATTGAAATAAGAATTTCTTGCTTTCTTTCTGTTTCTAAAAGTTCATCAGCAAGTTCTTGATTATCAAGCAGACCTGCTTTTTGCAACATCTCAAGTCTCTTACTTTCAATATCAGCAATAAGCTTAATAGATGTTGTCTTAGCGGTTAAGTTTGCAGTGGTATCTGCAGAGTCAATAACTTCATATGCTTTTTTAATTAAAGATGAAAAATGTTGGTCTGCACCAGCAAGGGCTTCTTTTGCACGAGCATGGATTGCCTGATTGTTGGCAGCCATAACTCTCCAGTCAGTAAGAAGCTCAGTAACTTTTACTCTTGGAATGTTTAGTATTTTTGAAATCTCTGAAGCATCAGATCCTTTTAGGTACTCTGATGCAACCTTGTTTACAAGGTCTAAATGATTAACTAACGCTGCTTCGCTTGACACGCTTACCTCTCTTCTTTACTGCCTTAACTCTATCAGGATAAAAAGACCTAGTTGGTCCAGATGTATCCTTCAGCATTTGAAAGCAGTCTATCCATTCTACACCATTTTCAGGATTTTTGACTAGGCATTGAAACTTAAAAGTAGCCCCATATTCTCCAGAAATCTTAATCAAGTCACCTTTATTTATTTCGTGACCAGTTTCAGTAACCATTGAAAACTTTCTTTCAAACCTATCTAAGTAAGTTATCTTTCTTTTAGCCACGCTTTTTAGCCTTCTTTAGCAATAGATATCCAATCAAATCGTCTTCATCATTGTCACCTGCATATAGCTTTTTATTTTTAATTCTATTCAACTTATCATCAATACGGACATTTAACTGCTCCATATCGTCTGCATTACTAAAGATGCGAATAGGATTAAGAGCAGAGTTTCCATATGCTACATTTTTTTCTAGCAACATTTCTGTAATTTCTAGACAGGCAGCAAGAATACTATATCCAGCTGGTGCAGTTTTAGAGAGTTCAAGAATCTTTTTAATCTTGTCTTCATTCTTATTTACAAAGAATGCTTCTGAGGGATATTCAGCCATTATTTTCTTCTACTCTTTCTTAATCCAAATTTACCAAGATACACATAGATAGTTTCAACAGAAACTCCACATTCTTTTGCAATGTCTTCTGGAGATTTTTTATCTAGCAAGAATCTTTTTCTTAACCAATTTTCATTAGTGTACATTTTCATAATATCATTATATCCTTTATAAGTCAAGTTTACTTATCTTATTCCAATTATTTGTTGCATACCATCCAATAGCAATAGCGTCTGCAACATCGTTGTCACTTACATCAGTCATAAATTCTATATTGACAAGTCTAATAGTTCTATTCTTTCTGAACTCTCTTTCCTTGCCTTTGTACCAAGACTCTGACTTTCCAGGAGTTTGTTTTCTTAGTTCAAACTTTTCTTCTTTTGTTAGAACCTTATTGCCAATCCAGTTCTGCCAAGCAACTGGTACGCAGGGGTAGATGTCTTTTACGCCATTGATATATGCTGCACTAACAATAGCCCCTTGTGCAAGGGCTAACTGCATTGATGTTTTTGGAGAGTTTGCAAAAATAGTATTTTCGATTACAACTACCTCAACATTAAAATCTTTAAAAAGTGGAGTAAGTTTTTTACAAGCATCTCCAGCTTTTTTATAATGATCATTTCCAGTAAAATTAATCTTTCCAAATTTTACCAACTCATCATTTTCAAATATTGCAAAGGCAGCAGAAGTAGAAGAAGCATCTATAGAGATAAATCTTTTTGGCTTTCCAATATCTTTCCAACTAGGTTTGGTCATAATCAAAAAATCCTTTTATATCTTTTAAAGTTTGGTCAAGCTTTCTTTTACTCATCATACAGCTATTACAAAATCCAATATCATTATAAATACTAATTTCTATACCACACCCACCAGCACATTTTCTTGACTTTGTAGCACGAGACTTAACCTTTGAAACCTTGTATCTTTGCATAATCTTTTCCTTTGTTGCAGTTGCCCTGCACTCAGGTGAGCAATAGATTTGATTTTTATTATTGCTTTCAAAGTGATTATCGCATAGCTTACAAAATTTACTCAAGATCTTTCCTTGGTGCTATTTTAATATCACCCTTTGGTTTTGTGCGACATACTGTTTCGAAATCACAACCTTTGCAAACTTTAGAGTTTGAACGGTAAGGATTTTCAGGAAGAAGACCGTCATCGGATGCCTTCTTTACTTCTCTCATCCAATCAAAAAAGTAATTAATAAAATTCTTGTAGTGATCAGTTAGTTTAATGGGGAACAAAGAAAGTTCGTGACTATTCTTTGATTCATAAACAAGGAATGCAAAACTCTTCTTAAGAATCTTCATATAGATTAGAAGTTGTTCAACATGGTATTTTCTTGCTTCTCCCTTGACATTTAGATAATGAAAAGAATCTTCGTTAAGTGTTTTAATTTCAGTAAGAATATCCATATCATTCCACTTAATAATTGCATCTGTTCTACCAGAAATAGGTGGGTCTATATAAGATAAACGCTCTTCATTGGTTACTAGAATACCAGCAGACTCCATAGCCTTTTCAATACGACCATGACGATCAGTACCGCTATCCATATTTGCAACTGAGTACCAGTCTGTTTTTACATCAGACTCATTTCCTTCAAACCATAAGTACCAAAATCTAGGACACTTACCTGCACCATACGTTAGTGTTGACGGGGTAAAGCTATCTCTCTTTTTAAAAGATGCTTTTCTTTGCAGAGCATATCCTTCTTTAATCTTGTCAACAATTGCTTGACTATCAATTAAATTCTCTTCACTCTTTTTTGGTTTTTCAACCAACTTGTTAATAAGGCTCTTAGCCATTGTTAATCCTAACTGCATATTTTAATGCGTCCACTAGTCTATCCGTTGCTTCTTTAGCTGAATAGTATATATTTTTCTTTGCTCGTTCATCTTTCTTAACATTAGTATACCAGGAAGCGAGCATTGCAAATTTAGCAGAGTATGCTTGTAGCTTTACAATTAGTTCAACACCAACCGATGCTGGAACGTCTGGCTTAGAAATTAATTTAGCAATTAACACTAAAGTCTGTGTTAACTCTTCATCTTGCATATGTTCCGATATTTCATTAAACCCATTTACCTGATTTAATAAATCAACTGTTGTTTCCATTATTCCTCAATTCTTCAAATACTTCCCATTCAATTACGGCAAGTCTAACTTTCTTATTTCCCTCACCAATAACAAGCATAAGGGCTGGGTTTTTAGATCTGTCAACCTTTAAAGTGTCAGTAACAATTTTAGCCCAGTTGTCTTGACTGATAGAAAAACTTTTACTGTACTCTTTTACATCAACAACAAACTCATCATCACTGCCATCAGCCTTTACAGCACCTCTTCCAGAATTTTTATGAGCCTTAAGACCAGCTCTTTTAAGTTCTGCACGTTCGCTCATTAATTCCCCCTTGTAAGAATAACTTCAGACATATGTCTATTTGAACAAAGCCAAGTTAGTTTCATATCTTCACTATAAAATCTTGCAATTAAAACTAATTGTTTGCATGAGTGACAAGAAAATTTTCCTCTATACTCAGAAAATGCTTTATACATTTAGCTTTGCCTCTAGGTCTGCTACTCTCTTTGGATCTTCCTTTAGCCAATCAATGACTTTTGCTCTACCCTGGAATCTTTCTTCCCCGATAGTGTACCAAGCACCACCCTTTTGAATTGCACCAACAAGTTCTGCGGTATCAACTAGGTCTGCAACCTTATCTATGCCTAAGACACCATCTCCATCAAAGTAGAAGTCGTAGGAACCTGCAACAAATGCTGGACCAGTCTTATTAAAATCAATATGCCAATTAACTACACGACCAATTTTAGATTCAATCAACTTATCTCCAGAAGCTATCTTGCCCTTGATTGCCTGATTGTCAGAATCACTTGACCAAAGTTTTACAATTGTGCTGCTAAAGAATTTTGTAGCAAGACCTCCAGTTGGCATATGGCTTGCAAACATAGCACCAATATTATTTCGGAGTTGGGAAATAAAAACTAGAAGTACTGGTTTTTCTTGATTGTTTGCAAAGTTAAGCATCTTTACTGCATTTGTCATATCTTTTGCTTCAGCCCCAATTTGTTTTGTATTCTCAAGTTGTTTTAATTCTTCTGAATCTTTTTCAAAATATATTGCAGGAAGCATCGCTGAAATTGAGTCAACAACAATCATATCTACACCAGCCTTCATTAACTGAACACCAACATCAACCATTTCATTCATACTTCTAGCATTTGAATAAATTAAATTTTTAACATCTACTCCAAGCTTTATTGCCCACTCAGGATCAAATGATGCTTCTGAATCAATCCAAGCACAAATCTTTCCATCTTTTTGTGCATCAGCAATCATTTGTAAACAAAAAGAGGACTTCCCTGCAGACTTATTTCCCCAAACCATTACCTGACGACCATATGCAAACCCACCCTTTAATGCGTGGTTAAGGCTAACGCTAGGTGTCTTTTGTTTTATAATTTCAACGGTGTCCCCACTTGTAATCTTTTTACGCAACTTTGGATCTAATTGGGACAAAAATTCGTCAAGGTCTATTTTGCTCATGCTAGAACACCATGCATCTTTGGACGTTCTGTATTTATCTTAGCCTTGTTTTTTAAAGACTCTTCAAGAGATATAGAAGTATATCCATCTCTAACTAAACCAGCATATAAATCTAAGACCCTAATAATAATGTCAGCTAGTTCTTCCACTACTTGATCATCACCCTTCTCCTTGCGTATTGCCTCAAGTACCTCAGACACTTCTGAGTGTACCATTGCAAGTTGTTTTAGATAAAAGATAGTTCCATTATTATCATCCCAAAAACCTTTGTCTCTTGCATTTGCATGTAGTACTGCTGCAAATTCATCAATTACGATAGCCATTTATAATACTTCCTTCAATGTAATAGTTCCTTCTTTTGTTTCACCAAAATTAATTTTTGCTACTTTTCCAGGCTGGCATTTCATATATCCAGTAGAGAACATTGTAGGGAATACCATTGCAGCAGTCATTTCTCTTGAACTATCAGCAACAATCATATTAGCCATTCTCTTTCCAGCTTTAGTAACTCTAGGAGTAAAGGATAGCACAAAGTGTTCATCATTTGCAAATGGTATTTGCTTATAGTTTAAAAACTTTATAAGTGGATTTTCTTTGTGCTCTTTTAATTCATCAATTGGAATAGCCTCAGAAATTCTATTTGCACCTGCAAGAATTAAATAAGTTCTTCCTGGTTCAATCTTAGTCTCTTCTTCATCAAAGATTCCAATTACTCCAGTAGAGTCCATAATTTCTACTCTTGACCAGCCTTTACCACGCTTAATATTTTTTGCAATACCAAGTAAGACAAATACACCTTGCTCATCAAAGTCTTCTACCAGATCTATGTATGCATAGTAATGCTGTGGAACACTTGTATTTAATTCTGGAAGATTTAAATATTCATAAAGATTATCTCTAACCTTTACTTCATCTCTAGGATTATCTTCAAATGTTAATGCACCAATAAGGTCTAATGCTTCTACTGCTCTTGAATTAATTCCACTACCTTTTTTTATTGCAAAGCTTTTAAACTGCTCTTTAGATTCAAAAGGTCTTCCTGCAATAATTTTACCTGCAACTCCTTCAGAAAGCCATTTG